CTCACGGAATGCTTGAAGATCCATTGCGCTCTCCTCATTATCGGATAGTGATAGGTGGTGATAGGTGCGCGAAAAAAAGCAGGGGCTTTCGCCCCCGCCTCTTTCACTTCCTCACACCTTACGCGGCGAGTTTAACGCTACGCTCACGCTGATCAAGCAAAGCCTGAACCACCTCGAATTGCTCAGGGGTCAGATACCGCACATCGCCCGTCTGATCGATCAGGCAAAGGGTCGGCTTCCCTGCCCATGTTTCATTGATAAGCGCCGCCGTTTCAGGATCACGCTCACGAAGCCCAGAGATGAGCGAACCGATTTTCTTGGCGGCCCGTTCTGCCGGTGTACCTTCCAAGGGCTTTTCGACCTTTGGTTGCTTAATCTGCGCTTCGACCACCAAGACGGCATTCTTCTCAACAAAATCGAATGCTTTAGATTGGCGCTTGGTGTCGATAACACCTTGAACCAAGTACCGCGCAGAACCGGCGAGGGGGTCAAATATATCAACCCCTGCGCGTTTGAACCATGAAGCCAAGGGGCGCCGCATATATTGGGGAATGTTATCCAGTAGAAATTGAGCCTTTTCCGTGTCTTTATTGGAATAAGCCGATTTCACCGCGTCAGCACCGAGGGACTGCAACTTCTCAGCCAATTCAGCGCCGCGCTTTGCGAGAGACAACACACCGTCAACAAAAGACTTTGACATTGCCATTTTTTTGATTCCTTTTTAGTTAATTAATCGATGAAATGTCCTAGGATTAAGGCATTTCAAGGATTCCCCTGCACCCTATGGACGAAAGCGTTAAGTGCTTAGGCTTTGAGTGCAAGGGAAAGGAATCGGGTTTGTATTGACGCGCCGCAACATTTCAGGGGCAATAGGATTCTGTCTCGAAAGACTCGCCTAACCTCTCGCTGTAAGAACCCTCGACCCAAGGGAAAACCCTTGTGCGTAATGTCCACCAGCGCCTAGTCTGTGTCAGATTGCGTCAAATTGTTAAAGAGCGAGTGTTACATCAAGGGGGAAAGTGTTAGTAACTGCACTGCCCCTCATATAGGGGGAAAGTGTTAGTGAGTCCAAGGGTTAAGGGGGTAGGGGGATGGACCATGGGGTGGGGGGAGGGGGGTCTGTATTTACCTGTTAGCCGTCACACGCGCCCTATTTTTACTACATACACACATCGTATACACCTGCCCCATTCCGCAGCTTGACTTGCATACACATACGTACTAACATCGGTTCATCGATGAAAGGAGCCGCACCATGCGACTAGCAGAACTGTTCCGGGGCAAGGAGTCCAAAGCCGAGGAAATGACGGAGGCCAAGGCCGTAAAATCCGGAAAGCTCTCCCCTCTCCAGTACGCCCGTGGCGAAAAAGCAGAAGGCGACAAGAAGAGCACAAAGACCCTGGTCAAGACGGCCAAGGACATCAAAGCTGGCAAGCTCAGCCCAGCCAAGTACGCAAAGGGTGACAAATAACCATGAAACGCCGCAACTTCTTTTTGCCAGAGGACGTGATGGAACACCTCAAGGCACTGGCCACCGAGCGCCAGACCACGACATCCGAAGTCATTCGGCAGATCCTGATCAAGTACCTCAAAGAACATGGACGACGCGGAACTGCTGCCTGAGCCAGGGCGGCTGTCGGTGCCCTCGGAGATGGTGGCTGAGATCGCAGCGGGCCTCGAGGAACCTAGGGACATTGCCTTTCGCTACGGAATTGCCGGGGCTTCTTGGGAGTCTCTGACGAAATGGGTGCCGTTCCAGAACGCCGTAGCGGCTCAGAAGGCCGAGTACGAGAAATCCGGGTTCACCTTCAAGGTCAAGGCCAAAGTCCTCACAGAGGACGTTTTTGAGCACGCATACAAGATCGCCAGGTCAAACGACTCCACCCTGCTGCAGAAGCTCGAGTTCATCAAAGTCGGAGCCAAACTGGCCGACATGGAGCCCAAGGCGAACCAGGCGGTGGCATCCGGTCCAGGGTTCAGTATCACGATCAATCTGGGCACCCAAGCCCCCCAAACCATTGATGTCGATGCCATCGACACGTCCGAAGAACGTGTACACAAAACGGACAAAATTGAACACGTGCATGAAACGTCAATGAAAACTACAGCCGAATGAACCTAACATACACACCCCCGGAGAGCGTCAAAGGGTTTCTTCTTTCCGAAGCCTTCATCTCTCTGGTCGTGGGGCCAGTGGGTAGTACGAAGACCACGGCTGGGATTATGAAGATTGCCTACCACGCGGCTCAGATGGCCAAGTGCCGGGACGGCATACGGCGTTCTCGAGCCATATGGGTACGAAATACACGCGAGCAGCTGCGCGACACCTCCATTCCCGATGTACTTCGCTGGTATCCGGACGGCCAGGCGGGGACGTATCTGAAGTCCGAGTACAAATTCATTCTGAGGTTCGACGATGTGGAATGCGAAATCCTATTCCGAGGCCTTGACGACTCGGATGACGTGCGTAGGTTGTTATCTCTGCAGGCTTCGTTTGGCATTCTTGACGAGTTTAGGGAAATCAATCCTGATATTTTTAATGCGCTGCAGGGTCGCCTTGGGCGATATCCATCGAAACTTGATAACAGCGTGGGTTGTGTTACTGATGACGGCAGGAGCAACGCTCATATCTGGGGCATGACCAACCCACCAGACATGGACACCTTCTGGGAAAAGTACCTGTCGGACCCGCCAAAAAACGCGGAATGCTTCTTCCAGCCCAGTGGTCTGTCCCCCGATGCGGATTGGACCGAGTTCCTGCCAGATGGGTACTACGAGAACCTGGCCGAGGGCAAGTCCGAGGACTGGGTGGACGTGTATATCAACGCCAAGTTTGGCAAGTCGCTAAGCGGCCAGCCAGTGTTCCGAGCATTTGATCGTGACATCCATGTGGCAGCCAAACCGCTCAACTACATCAAGATGTCGACGCACCCGCTGATCATAGGGCACGACTTCGGGTTAACCCCAGCATGTACGATCAGTCAGACCGACCCGCAAGGCAGGTTCCTGACGTTGGCTGAGCTAACTTCGGACGGCATGGGCGAGCTGCGGTTCATCCGTGAGAAGTTAAAGCCCCTTCTGGCGAACAAATTCCCAGGAATGCCGGTCATAGTGATTGGCGACCCGGCGGGGCAGCAGCGGGCTCAGACCGATGAGCGAAGCGTGTTCGACATCTTGCGCCAAGAGGGGTTCCGGGTCATACCGGCCAAGACCAACAGTGTCGCTGCGCGGTTAAACGCCGTGGACAGCTGGCTGACCCGGATGGTGGACGGCAAGCCCGCGATGCTGATCGACCCCGAGTGCAGGTCGCTGATAAACGGCTTGCGTGGCGGCTATCGGTACCGCACCAAAACTAACGGGGATGTGGACGACAAACCCGAGAAAAACATGTACAGCCACTTACTCGACGGGTTTCAGTACGCCTGCCTGCACGCGGACGGTAATTTGACCGGAGATTTGTTAGCGCCTAAAGCCCGAGAAATTGTCAAAACGTCCTATCTTTGGGTATGATGCTTGACAAATCAACAAGTTAGGAGTTATAAGCGGATATGGAAAAAGGCCTGAACATAACGAGCGCTACGGCCCCCGGTGTGACAAACATCGGCGGTTTGGTACCGATTAAAACGGTTCAGCAGCTCCAGGCCGAAGAAAAGGCCGCAGCAGTAGCAGCTAACTCCGAGACCCTGATTCAGAACCTGTCTGGGTACATCAAAGAGAAGTGGACTTACGCCCGCACGGCCAAGGAAATGACGGTCGAGCAAAGGATGCTGGAGTCTGTACGCCAGCGCAGAGGTCAATACGACCCCGACAAGCTGATCCAGCTGCAAGAGCAGGGATCGAGCCAGATTTACATGATGCTCACGTCAAACAAGTGCCGTGCGGCCTCGAGCTGGCTCAGAGACGTGCTGCTGACCGACTCCAACGACAAACCCTGGTCCCTGCGCCCTAACCCGGTGCCAGAGATGCCTCCCCCGGTGATGATGGACCTGATGCGCCGCGCTGAGCAAAGGCTTGCCCAGATCCTTGCTATGGGTACGAACCCGTCGGATCAGGAAGTGCGCGAGATGCTGCTTGACTTCAAAGACCAGGCGATGGCAGAGCTCACCGAGCTGGCCAAGGAAGACGCCACTCGGATGGAGCGCAAGATGCACAGCCAGCTGCTTTCGGGCAATTGGACGACCGCATTCGCTCAGTTCATCGACGACCTGGTGACGTTCCCCGCAGCAATTCTCAAAGGCCCGGTTGTCCGCTCCAAGCCCAACATGAATTGGGTGCGAGTGGGCGAGAGCTACGAGTTGAAAGTCGAGAAGGAACTCATGCTCGAATGGGAGCGTGTTGATCCATTTAACATGTATCCAGCCCCGGATTCCTCCGGCGTTGACGACGGGTACATGATCGAGCGCCACAAACTTCAGCGCGCCGACCTGGTTGCGATGATGGGCGTTGAAGGGTACAGCGACGGAGCGATCCGCCAGGTACTCGAGGAATACGGCAAAGGAGGCCTACGTGAGTGGATTTATGTTGATCTTTCAAAAGCTACAGCAGAAGGTAAGGCAACTACTTCAATCGGACAAAACCCAAGCGAGCTTATCGACGCTCTCCAGTACTGGGGTAGTGTCCAAGGTCAGCTCCTCAGAGACTGGGGTCTCTCCGAAGAAGAAGTCCCCGACACGCTCGCGGAGTACCCCATCGAAGCCTGGCTCATCGGCCGCTGGGTCATCAAAGCGGTCGTCAACCCCGACCCGCTCGGCAGGAAGCCGTACTACAAAGCGTCCTACGAAGAAGTCCCAGGGGCGTTCTGGGGGAACTCGGTAGCAGACCTGTGCCGCGACTCCCAGGAGATCTGTAACGCCACGGCTCGCGCCCTGGTGAACAACATGAGCCTGGCCTCCGGCCCGCAGGTGGTCTACAACATCGACCGGCTGCCCCAAGGCGAGAACATCACACAGCTCTTCCCCTGGAAGATCTGGCAGGTCACCAGCGACCCCATGAACGGCAACCAGAGCCCGGTGGATTTCTTCCAACCGAACTCGATGGCCAACGAACTGCTGGCGGTCTATGAGAAGTTCGCCATCCTGGCTGACGAGTACACAGGCATCCCGCGCTACATGACTGGCGGCAACCCGACGGGCGGCGCAGGCCGTACGGCTTCGGGTATGTCGATGCTCATGACCAACGCTGGTAAGTCGATTAAGCAGGTTATCGCCAACGTCGATGAGTACGTGATCAAGCCCCTGATCGACCGGCTGTACTACTACAACATGCGGTATTCGGACGATCCGGACCTCAAGGGCGACGTGAATATCCAGGCATTGGGTGCCGCTAGCCTAATGGAGAAGGAAGCTGTCGCTCAGCGTCAGAACGAATTCCTCTCGATTGCGCTTAACAGCCCAGTGGTGCAGGAAGTGATAGGTATGGAAGGCACGGCAGCGCTACTGCGACAGGCCGCAAAACGCCTAGACATGAATACCGACGAGATCGTGCCCCCCGTGGACGTGATCAAGCGCAAAGTGGCCGAAGCTGCAGCGCAGCAAGCCGCCCAGCAAGAGGCGATGATGGCCGAGCAGCAACAGCAAAATGGGCAGGCGCAGGCCGGAGGAACACCTCCTGCACCAGGCGGTGGGGCCGAACTTATGGACGGAAGCCCAGTTGTTAATCAGTTCCAACCCATGTAACATATTGACAACTACCGAATTTGTTGATACATATTAGGTAGTTACGAAAGGAGCAACACATGAAAGCAGTTAGCCCGATGGAAAAACGTGGTGCCGAGTACAAGCAGGAGTCTGCCAAGACCGACGGTATGTCGAAAGGTGGAGCCACTGGCACAGGCGGCGACAACGGCGGCATTTTTGCCAAGTTGAAGCGCGGCGGTAAAGAAGTAGCACAGGAATCGGCTAAAACCGACGGTTGCTGCAAGTAAATGCTCCGAGTTGACGAAAAAGTCGCTCGTAGCTTGACCCTTTTAAGGGCAGAAGAATTTGCTCCGTTGTTGGAGTACTTGAGGAACTGCAGAGCAGAGAGTCTCGAGAAACTGGCGATGGCGCAGGAAGAACAACAGTTTTACCGGTTACAAGGTGAAGCTGGAGTGCTCAAGGAAGTCCTTGAGTTGGTTTCTAAGTCAGGTGAACTGGCAGAGAAGCTAAGGCGCTAACCCATTTTGGGTTGGCATTGACAACCAAAAGTAGCAGACCGTTATCGCGTAGCGCAGACCGTTGAGGCGGAGCGCGAGGTGAGAGTCGGAGCGAAGGAGATAGAAATGGCATTGCCCAAGGCAATTCAACAGCAAGTTGAAGCAGCAGATGAGTTTGTAGCGCAGTTTAGTGGTGATGAGACCGGAGAGCCGCAAGACCCCCCGGAGACTGGCAACACGAACGAAGTACCGGCAAATCCGCCGCCTGTTGAACCCGAGACGCAAACCGTTTCGCAAGAGCCTCCTGCAGCAAAGGAAGTTCCTGAAAGCAAGTGGGAAAGCAAATACCACACGCTCAAGGGAATGTACGACGCAGAAGTGCCAAGACTTCACGCTGACCTACGCGAGATGAAAGCGCAGATTCAGCAGATCGTTACTGAAAAGGCAACGATTGAAGCCAAATTGGCCACCGCAGCGTCCGAGCCGCAGAAGTCTCTGATCACTGAACAAGACAAAGAAGCATTTGGCCCTGATCTGATTGACCTGATTGAGAGAGCCACGGAGTCGAAAGCATCCGAATTCCGAGCCCGCGAAGTCGAACTGGTTAACCAGATCAAGCAGTTGAAGAGTCAGCTTGGAAATGTGTCTGAGCGTCAGGTTGTGTCCGATAAAGACAGATTCCTGATGGGGCTCAGCCAGCGAGTACCAGACTGGGAGCAGCTAAATACTGACCCTGGTTTCCTCGAGTGGTTGACCCAGGTAGACCAGGTTTACGGCCTACCCAGACAAGCGGCACTGAACAATGCGTATGAGGTTTTTGACGTTGCCCGTACGGCAATGATCTTCGAGACCTACAAGCAGCTGACAGCGCCCAAGCAGCCTCAACAATCCCGCCAGGATCTTCAGCGTCAAGTTGCGCCGACCCGCTCGCGTACATCGACACCTCCGGCTGCCACGGACCAGAACCAGCGATTTTTCAATCAAAAGGAAATCGAAGAGTTCTACAACGAATGGCGAAGGGGCTACATCGACAACGATGAGGCGGTTCGCATGGAAAAAGAAATCATTGCCGCCATTTCTCAGGGCCGCGTCAGATAGAAGCTAACTGGGGGATGGTCGGTTTAACAATTTTGTTAACCTGAAAGGAAGTAAAAGATGGCTACCATTACCCCCGGTGCAGTTTATCCGATTAACGCGGGAGGCTTTAACTCCCCAGGCGGTCAAGTCGCTTATGCGGGCACCGCCTATTCCGGCACGTTCATTCCAGCTCTCTGGTCTGGCAAGCTGGCCCAGAAGTTCTACGCCGCTACTGTTTTCGGCGAAATCGCTAACACCGACTGGCAAGGCGATATCACCGGCATGGGCGATACCGTGATCATCAACACGATCCCGACCATCACCATCAACAACTACAGCGTCGGCCAGAACCTGGCATACGAAGTCCCCGCTCCTTCGACGATCAGCTTGACGATCAACAAGGGCAAGTACTTCGGCGTGAACGTGAACAACGTTCTCGAGTACCAGTCCAAACCCAAGCTGATGGATGTGTTCACCAACGACGCAGCCATGCAGATGAAGATCGCTATCGACCAGGACGTTCTGGCCGGTACGTTCGACCAGGGTGCAGCGACTAACAAGGGTGCTACCGCAGGTAAGATCTCCGGCGGCTTTAACCTGGGTACCGACGCAGCTCCCGTAACGCTGACCGCTGCCAACATTCTGCAGAGCATCACAGCCCTGTCGTCTGTTCTGGATGAGGCCAACGTTCCTGAGACAGATCGTTTCCTGATCATCACCCCCACCGAGCGTCAGATCCTGATGCAGTCGAACCTGGCTCAGGCTCAGTTCATGGGTGACTCCAGCTCGATCCTGCGTAACGGCAAGATTGGTCAGATCGACCGCTTCACCGTGTACGTCTCCAACCTGGTTCCCCGCGCAGCTGCTGGTCAGAACTTTGTTGGCGGTGTGTCTGCCGGTACTGCTAAGCGTCACGCACTCATGGCTGGTCACAAGTCGGCCATTACCTTCGCATCACAAATCGCTAAGGTTGAGTCGCTCCAGAACCCCAACGACTTCGGCACCCTGGTGCGTGGACTGAACGTCTACGGCTACAAGGTTGTCCAGTCCGACGGTCTGGCTCTCTTGCTCGCAGCAGGCTGATGAACCTGGGTGGAGGGCAACCTCCACCCAACCTTAAAGGAGTCAGATATGGCTGTCATTGATGATTTGGTAGCAAGTGGGCTGTCTGGTGTGCAGGCGAAAGCAGTTGTCGACTTCAACGCCGGTACTGCTACAGCCGCCGGTCTGGCTGCTGCTGGTTTTTCAAAGGTGCAGGTTGATCAGATCGTTGCCGAGAACACCACTGGAGTCTCCAGTGCCGACTTGGTAGCAACAGGCTTGTGGGCAGGTACTCAGGTGCCTGCAATTGAAGCAGCGCTAGCAGTAGTAGTGTGATAACGGGGCTTCGGCCCCGCTCTTAAGGACATCATGGGAACCATCGTAGCCTCAACGATTATTAACAAAGCCGCGACCCAGTTGCTTGACCAGGGCAATACCCGCTGGACTC